GATGGGTGAAAGCAGCCGCGACTCCCTCGCTCGTCTCCTGCGCGTACACGGAATGCACGAACCAGTTCGTGGCGTATCGGCGCAAGCAGCGGTTCTGTTCTCGGCTCTGTCGGTCTCGGGCAGCACGGCCAGGGCCGCGGCCCCGGGCGTGCGGGTTCAGCCAATGCACGGCCGAGTTCATGCCGACTCGCCGCAGTCACGTGTTCTGTTCGACGAGGTGCCGGCATCAGGCCGACCAACTACGGCTCCCCCCAGCGGTCTGCGCGAGCGGTGGCTGCGACGTGGTGTTCGTCCCACGCCGGACCAACCAGGCGTATTGCACCGAGAAGTGTCGCAAGGCGTGGCACTCGCTCACCGGCCCGTCCCGGATCTGTGGGCTCGATGGATGCGAGGTGGTGTTCGATCGGGAGCGAACGCGACGGCTGTACTGCTGCGCTGCGCACCGGCGTCGCGCGCAGGATCTACGTGGGGACCAGCGGCACTGCTGCATCGATGGCTGCGAGAAGCCGGTACGAGCCAAGAACAAATGCGCGATGCACCACTGGCGCGAATGGAAGTACGGCGACCCTGGGCCGGCCGAGTCCACGCGGGACAACCTCGGGCAGCGGAGGACGGAGACGACCGGCTACGTCGTGCGCAAGGTCGCCCCAGGCGACTGGCAGCTGGAACACCGGTTGGTGATGGCCGAGGCGCTAGGCCGGGACCTGCTGTCGCACGAGAACGTTCATCACAAGAACGGCGTGCGCGACGACAACCGCATCAAGAACCTCGAACTCTGGTCGGACAAGCAGCCATCTGGGCAGCGAGTGACGGACAAGATCGCGTGGGCGATCGAGTTCCTCGCCGAGTACGGCTACCGCATGGCCGCCCCGGAGCAGGGAGTTCTCGAACTGGCCTGCTGATCGCCCACCGGGCCGGGGTTTCCCCATGACGTGGGCTACCGCCACCGACGTGGAGGACATCACCGGTCACGGTGCCACCACCGCGGACGTGGCGGCAGCCAACGCGCACGTCACGATCTACGCCAACCGCACCCCCGACGCGTCGGCGGGGATCGGTGCCCGGGACCTGTACTGGCTCAAGCAGGCCGCCTGCTGGCAGGCGGCGTGGCTCACCCAGCAGCCGGCCGTCGACGGCCGGTCGGCGCACACGAGCATCAGCCAGGACGGCCTGTCGGTGACACAAGACGCCGAACATCAGATCGTCCTGGGTCCGCTCGCCGCCCGCTCGTTGCGGAACCTGTCGTGGAAGTCGACGCGGTCGCTGCGTGTCGACCCGGTCAACACCGGGCCCACGTGGCCCGCCCGGTTCCTCTCTGAGTCCTCGGACGACGAACACGGATGGGAACCCCTCAAGGGGATCGGATGATGGCCCGCAATCCGTTCAAGAGAAGCGCCGTGATTCACCTAGACTCGTCAGGTGAAGAAGCCGTCCAAGCTACAGACGCGCGTGTGCCCATGCGGCAAGACCTTCGAGGCGTGGCCGTCGCAGCCACGCAAGCACTGCAATCAGGCGTGCGCGCACAACCACCACGGCCGACGTCTGGGACTGAAGCCCAAGATCTGTCTGGCATGCGGCGTCACGTATCAGCCGACGAGCGCCGGGCAGAAGTGGTGCGAGGAGTGCTCGCCCGGAGACAAGTCCATCCGTACCCGCCTTCGCCGATACGGGATTACGTCGAAGCAGTGGTCAGCACTTCAAGCCAAGCACGACGGGGTGTGCTGGATCTGCCGAGAGCGACCGGCCGACACGGTCGACCACGATCACGAGACGAACGAGATTCGGGGCGCACTCTGTCGGGTCTGCAACATGGTCCTGCACTACGTGGAACGCCCGGGATGGTGGGACGCCGCTCAGGCCTACCTGAGGGGGTGATCTAGCCACTATGCCGAGGAAGGGGAAGCGGGGGAGCCACGGGTTCAAATCCAAAGCGCAGTGGCGAAGACCGGTACTTCTGGGCGAACCCGAAGCTGCGCCGCTACGCCCGCCGTAAGGCGCACGCCACGCCCGGCCCCCCGAAGATCCGCTATCGACGGCTGCCGCCCCGCAAGGGTCCGCCGACGGCCCGCACGGCACGCGGGAGGCGCCGGTGATCGCCACACCGACCACGACCGTCACCGTCTACGGCGTCGTCGAGGCTGCCGACACCGACGTGTACGACGACCCGACCTCCGACGACACCCCCACCGCGGTCGACGTGCCCGCCTCGATCCTCGAACAGTCCCGGCTCACGACCACCCACACGTCGGACCGGCTGCAGGTCGTGCGCTCCTACACGGCCCGCCTTCCCGCCGGCACCGACGTCACGGCCGGTACCCGACTCGTCGACGAAGCCACCGGCTACGTCTACCTCGTCGACGCCACATCCCAGCCAGCGAACCCGCACGTCGTCAACGACATCCGAGCAGATCTCCGCCGGGTCAGCTGACCACACGCCCGGGAAGACCGGGCGGTCAGCCGGCCCGCACCCCCGCCGAAAAGGCAGGTGCCCCTGTGGCCAGAGTGATCATGAGCAGTGAGGGCCTCGCCCGCCTCGACCGGGTCGTTGACCGCGTCAAGGAGCATGTCGCCGAGGACGTCGCGTCCGACGCCCGCCGGTTCTGCCCGATCGACACCGGCGAGCTCGTCGCGTCGATCAAGGTGCGGGACAACGTCGTGTGGGTCGGCACCGACCATTGGGCGCCCACCGAGTACGGCAGCCGGCCTCACCTGATCGTGTCGCACGGCAAGTGGCCGCTGCGCAACCGGGAGACCGGGCAGGTGTTCGGTCGGGTCGTCAACCACCCCGGCACCCCACAGCAAAGCTTTATGCGGGTGGCGGTCTACATGCAGCGGGGGCTGCGGCCGTGATTGCCCTGCCGATCCCCGACACCGCGTTCCTGTTCGTCATGGTCGAGGGCGATGTTCACGTCACGCCGGTCAACGATCTGATCGAGCACGAGATCAGCGAGGACTGCCCGTGCGGGCCGTCGCCGGACGCCGTCAGGCGAGACGACGGCTCGGTCGGGTGGGTGCTCCTCCTCCATCACTCGCTCGACGGCCGGGAGGCCCACGAGTGATCGGCCGGCGCGTGGCCACGGTTGATGAGATCGAGCGCGCTGGCGACTACGCCGGACCGTTCGACGACCAGGAGAACGTCCGGGGCGTCTGGTTCCTCCTGCCGACCCACGAGGGTGGAACGAAGTTCGAGAGACCGACGCGAGGCAGTGGACTCCATCGGGTGACCGAGCCTCCGTGGTCGTTCCGCGAGTGCACCGACGGCTCGCTGGAGATTCGGGCCTCGATCGCCTGCGGCCGCCACGACCCCGAGGGCGAGTACTGGCATGGCTACCTCGACGAGGGCCACGTCTGGAGGACCGTGTGAGCCTCCACCCGACGAACGAGCTCGTCGCGGTCGCCTGGCTCAAAGGCGTCACCGGGCTCGGTGACCGGGTCGCGACCGAGCTCCCATCCGACAACACGTCGTGGGCGGCGTCCGGGTTCGTGCAAGTCACTGCTATCGGCGGCACCCCCGAAGCGACGATGCCCGTCGCCCGGCCGGCGATCTCCGTCGACTGCTGGGCGGTCAACGCCGACACGGGCCGGCCGCCGTGGGGGAGAGCGAACCAGCTCGCCGAGTACGTGCGTGCCGCCGTCCACGACCACACCGCAACCCCGAGGGCCGTGACGATGCCCGCCGCCTACGCCGGGGCCCGCGTGCTGACCGCCTACATGCTCAACGAACCCCGCCGGATCCGCACCGACCCAGCCGACTACGCCCGCTTCAACTTCGACCTGCACCTCTCGTGGATCGAACTCTGACCGAGGAGTCACATGCCGACAGCCGACGAACCCGGCGACACCAGCCGACCAGTGCCGATGCCCACCGACACGTCCGGCCGCACGCTCGTGCGCACCAGCATCCGCCCCGACGTCGAGGTGTGGGTGGACCCCGCGGAACGCCTCGACCTCGAACGCGCCGGGCTGCTCCTCGACTCAACGACACCTCGCCCCGAGGACGCCGGCGCCGCACCCGCCCGCCGCACCACCCGCACCACCAAGGAGTGATCCATGTCGGTCACCGCATCCAACTTCCTCGCCGGGCCCGGCGCCCTGTGGATCGCCTCGTTCGGGGCGACCGAACCCGCCGACTCCGACGTCGCGAACACGTTCTCTGCGTCGGGGTGGACCGACGTCGGCGGCACCCAAGACGGCGTCACGGTCGCTCACGAACGCGAGTTCTTCGAACTCGAATGCGACCAGATCGTCGAGATCCCGGCGTCCCGCGAAACGAAGCGGGTCACGACCGTCGCAACGAACCTGGCGGAGCCGACCCTCGATAACCTGCGGTACACGCTCAACGGCGGCACGGTCACCGCGTCGGCCAGCTACAGCAGCTACGACCCGGACGACGCCGGCGCGTCGCAGGCCCCCACCTATTGGGCGGTCGCGTTCATCGGCAAAGCCCCCGGCGGGTTCAACCGGCGCCTGTTCGTCCGCAAGGTGCTGTCCGTCGAGTCGGTGACGACGCCGTACAAGAAGGGCACACAGACCCTTTACCCGGTCACGTTCAAGAGCCACTACGTGTCGTCGGTGATCAAGCCGTGGCGGTACGTGGACCAGACCGCGGCGTGACGTCCGGGTGCAGCTGACTGACCGGATCCCCACGCCACCTCGCGGCGCGGCGACTGGGGGTCCGGTCAGCCAACCACACCCGATACCAGGAGCACTCTTGGAACCCGTTCTCATCACCACCACCGACCATCCCGACAGCGAAACCGTCGACACCGTCCACGTCTTCAGTATCGACGGCGACGAGTACCACATGCCCGCCGACCCGCCAGCGAACGTGGGTCTCCAGTTCGTCGACGTCCTCGGGACACGCGGCGAGGCGGCCGCGACAGCGTGGCTGCTGCGCGAGATGCTCGGCGACGGCTACGACGCCCTACTCGACTGCGCCGACATCGACAGCGGGCAGCTGCGCACGATCACGAACGGCGTCGTCGACCGTGCCCTAGCTGTGCTGGAGGAGGACGGCCAGGGAAACCGGGCGGCCCGGCGCGCCGGGCGGCGCAACGGTGGGCGTGGATCCCGGGCCACCTCGACGACCTCGACGCCGACTTCCGCCGCTTCTACGGCCTCCCGGTCGCGGAAGCGCTCGACGAGCTGACGGGCCCCGAGTTCGTGGGTCTCGCCGAACGGGTCGTGGCGTTCGGCGGGGTCATGTCCGCCCGGCTCCGGGCCGAGCAGGACGACGCGAACCGCAACATTCCGGCCGGGGCGACCGTCGTGTCACCCGAACAGATGGTGGCACTCGAAGCCGAAGGGAGGTGACGGCACATGCCGGCGGGGTTCAAGATCGCGGACGGGTTCATCGAGATCGTCGGTGAGGTCGACCACGGCGACCTGCAACGCCGGGTGCAGGCGGCGGTGGCGTCGATCTCCCGTGCGGCCCGGACGGTTGAGTTGTTGACGGACGTGGACGCCTCCCGGATAGCGGCGGCGGTGAATGGGGCGGTAGGTCGGATTCCGCGTGCGGCGCGGACCGTGCAGTTGCTCGTGGACTTCGATCCGCTGGTGATCGCCACCGCCGTCAACGGTGCTGTCGGTCGGATCCCGCGGGCGGCCCGCACGATCCAGTTGCTCGTCGACATCGACCCGAGCGACCTGGCGGCGAAGATCGCCGCCGCGATCCGCCTGATTCCCCCGGCGTTGCGCACGATCACGTTGAACGTGAACATCGACTTGGGGGCCGCGCTCGCACAACTCCTGTTGCTGCGCGGCCTGCTGTCCGGGTTGGGCGGATCCGGACCCGGGAGCGTCGGCGGGTTCGGGGCCAGCTTCGGTGGCCTGCAAGGCCCGATCGGCTGGGTCACGTCGTCGGTCTCCGCGGTGCTCGTCCCGCTGTCCGCCCTGTTCGCCGGCCTCACTCTGCTGCCGTCGATCACCGGTCTCGCGGTCGCCGCCGTCGGAGGTCTGTCCACCGCCGCGTTCGGTTTGACTGGTGTCGCTGCCGCGCTCGCTCTCGGCTTGCAAGGCGGGCTGCTGCCCGCGTTGAAGGACATGGTCACGACCGGGAAGGTCGCATCCGACGCGCTCGCGAAGCTCACCCCGTCGGCCCGCGCGTTCGTCGTCGCGCTCACCCCGGTGCACGGCCTGCTCGAACGGATCGGGCGGCTAGCCCAGGAACGCCTCTTCGCTGGGCTCGCCCCGATCCTGTCCGGGATGATCAACCGGCTCGGCGTTCTCGACCCGTTCATCGGTCGCATCGCCGACGGCTTGAACGCCATCGCCCGGGGCGTCCTCGCGGCGTTCGGGGCGCCCCGCAACATCGAGATGGTCGCCTCGATTTTCACGGCGATGGGCGACGCCCTGCGGATCGTGTCGGGGGTCATCCCGAACCTCGTCAACGCGTTCCTGCGGATCGGCGAGTCCGCGATCCCGGTGATGACCAAGCTCGCTGAGAAGGTCCTGCAGCTCTCCGAGTGGTTCCAGGCGTGGATCGTTGGCCTGGACGACGCCGGGCGCCTCGACGGCGTGTTCATGGATGCCATGAAGGAGGCGAAGGGGCTGCTCGACGTCCTCGGTGGTCTGATCATCGTCACCGGCAAGTTCCTCGGTGTCCTGTTCCCCGGTGTCGCCGAAGGCCAGGCCACCATGTCGGGCCTCGTCGCGAAACTCGACGAGATTTCGGCGTGGCTCGACAACCCGGAGAACGCCGAGCGGATCCGCCAGTGGGTCGAGAGCTTCATGGTGTGGGGCAAGGCCGGGCTCGACGCTGCGGGCACGATCATCAACGCCCTTGACTCGATCATCGGTGTCACCCAGACCGTGCTCGGTTGGCTCGGGAACATCCCAGGGGCGATCGGCGGGTTCATCGAGGCCATCGAAGGGTTCTTCGGGCGGGTCGCCGCTTGGTTCGGCTCCGTCGTCGGAGCCGTGACAATGGTCGTGGCCGCGGTCCCTGGGTTTATCGCCGGGGTTGCCGCCACGGTCGGGGGGTTCGTCGCTTCGATCGACGCGTTCGTGACGGCACTGCCTGGTCAGATCGCGGCCGGGGTCGCCGCGCTTCCCGGGGTCCTCGCCGCTGGAGTGGTCGCCGTGTTCGACGCGGTCACCTATAGCGTCGGGTTCGCTGTGGGCATGGTCGCCGCTCACGTGATCGCCCTGCCCGGTCGGATCTCCGCGGCCATCTCCGCTATCCCCGGGATCGTGTCCGGTGTGTTCAACGCGGCTCGTGACTCCATGGTCAACATCGCGGTGGCGGCAGTCGACTCGACGACCGGGTTCTTCTCGACGCTCCCCGGCCGGGCCGGCGCCGCGGTGTCGGGCCTGTGGGGGGCGATCTCCGGGGCGTTCTTCGGGGCGAAAGACCAGGCGACAGGTCAAGCGTCGAACACAGTGAACTCCGTGGCCGGGACGTTGGCGTCGCTGCCCGACCGGGCCCGGGGCGCCCTCGGGGGGTTCGCTGGCGCCGTCGCCGGTGCCCTGTCGTCCGCGGTGGGTTCGGCGTACGGGATCGGCCAGGACATTGTCCGTGGCGTCGCCAACGGCATCTCGTCGGCCACCGGGTTCGTTACCGACGCCGCCCGCCGCGCGGCCGCGAACGCTGTCGCCGGGTTCAAGGCTGCGCTCGGGATCGGGTCCCCGTCGAAGGTGATGGCCAGCGAGGTCGGCCGCTGGATTCCCGCCGGTATCGGCTCCGGGATCGAGGCGGCCATGCCGGCGCTGCAGCATGTCGTGAGGACCGCTGTGGCTGACATCGTCGCCCCGATGGCGGCCGCTGCGCAGGCACCCGTGTTCGGGCTACGTGACGCCGCGTTCGAGTTGGCCGCGCACCTGTGGGGTACCGGCGGCCGCCTCTTCGAGGATCTGTCGTTCCAGGGGATGTCCGCCGAGTACGCGAAGTGGCTGTCGGGCACCACGAACGGCGTGAAGAACCGGCGGCTCCTGGTCCCCGAGTACGGGTCGTCGGCCGTGTCGAAGTGGCTGTCGCCGTGGCAGGGCACCGGCAAAATGTGGTGGGACAGCGGCGCGCTCGGCGGCCGCATGCAGGACATCCTCCGCTCGACCACCCCCATGCCGCTCGCTCCGCCGCTCCCCTCGGCGCCGACCAGCGGCCCGCCCGCCGTCTACCAGACCTTCAACGTCGCCATGACCGTCGACGTCTCGGCCATCGACGACTTCGCCAAGATCGTCCGGATGATGAACAGCATTCCCGCCGTCGCCCGAACGATGGCCGGGCCGTCCAGGAGCCGACTGTGAGCGACCGGTCCCCACCCGATGTGCCCGTGAACCCGCCGCGGGTCCCGAAGAGCGCTGGCGTGAAAGCCCGCGACGCCGCGGACGCCGCCGCGGCTCGGCCATCCAAGACGTCGACACACGACACCGCCCACGGGCCGGTGACCCTCGGCGACGTCCGCTACGTCGCAGCCACCGACACCGCGCCCGCGCACGTCGAGGTGTTCGTGGTCGGTGACACCGAACGCGGCGACCCCCACTACCGGGTCGTCAACCCCCCGAGGTACGCGACGGACCCGACCGGTCCGATCGAGATCAACGGCCGCCGCTTCCGGGAGGATCCGCTCGCGGCGCTCGCCGAAGCGGTCGGCCGGTTCGGTGGCGCCCGCCCCCGGAGGGCCCGGTGACGACCACCGTCGCGTTCTCGCAGTCCGCCGACGGCTACGTCACCGCCGGGTCGACCGTCTACAACGACGCCGTCAACGGCGCCGGCGCAACCGCGGTAGCCCCCGGCGGCAACGAAGGCGTCTACGGGCTCGGGCGCACTGGGTCCACCTACGACGTGTTCGAGACGTTCCTGTCGTTCGCCTACTCGGTGCCGTCGAACGAGGTGGTCACCGCCGCCGTCATCGGTGTCCGCCACTCCCAACACCAGCTGGGCGCGCCGGTCTCGGCGATGATGTGGACTCAGGACTGGGGGGCGAGCGTCGACGCCGGCGACTGGTTCAACCCGCTCGACGTCTTCGGATCGACCCGTGCGTTCCGTCTCGTGTCCGCCGAGTTCGCCAGCACCACCCAGGACAGCTTCGCCGGATCCGACGACCTCGTCACCCTGCTGCGCACCACGTCGAGTCCGTACCGGTTCGTGCTCGTCACCGACCGGCAACTCATCTACGACGTCAACAACACCTCCGACGAGTGGCATGCGATCTGGCTGTCCGAGACCGCGCTCGACCCGGCTCTCGTCGTGTCGTCGACGCCGGCGTCGACGTTGCACGGTGTCATGGGCGCCCAGGTGCAGCTCTCTGACGGCACCTGGATGGTCCTCGAATCGAACGGGGCCGCGACCCCGACCGTTCTGCTGCGTCACGTCGACACCGCCGGCACCGCGACCACGAAGGCGACGATCCCGACCGGTGAAACGGCCGGCCACCTCGCTGTCCAACCGGGTCACGGCGCCCAGCAGCTCGCGCTCGTCGTCGACTCCAGCGACAACCTGTTCGTGTTGGGCCGGGAGGGCACCACCGAAAACAACCTGGCGATCAAGGCCTACAACAAGGGCTCTGGTTACTCGTGGACACCGCAGACCACGGTCGTCGCCGGCTTCGGCAGCTGGGACAACAACCTCAACAACTTCGCGGGGGCGTGGCATTCGGTCGGTGGCGGCACCCTCGTCGTGTTCGCCACCCGCACCAGCTCCGACGGCTACCACGCCGTGACCGGCTACGAGGGCGCCTGGCACATCATCGACGCCACCGTCGCCCGCACCGCCACCGGGACGCTGCTGCGGGCCACCGGGACGATGGTCGGCCAGTTCACGCCGGCCGTGTCGCCGTATGTGTGGGCGGCGCCCATGAACGACACCGGTTCGGGGATGGACGTGACCGCGCTGTCGTCCACGAAAGGGGCTCTGCACTCGTGGTCGCGTCTCGGGCAGATCGGCGACAACCAGCAGACCACGAAAGCCCGCTACATCCTCAACTCGTCGGGCACCGCGTTCGCGTCCGTGTTCACCGACACCCCGACGAGCGGCTCGGCGGCGACGTGGGGTGTGAAGACCGGGGCGTCGAAGCTGCGGATAATTCCGGTGTCGGCGGACACCACGGTGACCGTGTCCGCGGACAGCGACTCGGCGTGGGGACTGACCGTCGGGGCGCTGCGCAACACGGGGTCGTCGTCGAGTTGGACGCTCCTGGGCCGCGTGCGCCTGTCGAACGAGTCCCTGTCGACGATGCCGTCGGCGGCGACGCTCGCCGAGTCGCACGCCTGGGACGCCGCCTACGTGACCGGACCCAACAAGATCTGGGTGTACTACTTCGACACCGCCGACGGCCGGCGCCTGATGCGTACGGCCGTGAGCATGAACACGTACACGGCGACCCGCGAAGAGGTCGAGGTCAACGCGACGGTCGGTGCGTCAGGGTCAACGAACCTGGCGGTCCGGGTCGCCCGCGGGTCGGGCACACCACGGCGAAGCCTGATCGCGGTCGCGAACCGCACCAGTGGCGGCACGCTGTCGACGATCTACATCGTCGACACCCCGAACGAGGCACCGACCGCGCCGACCCTCGCGTCCCGATCGAACTTCGACGGCAACGCCTCGGCGTCGTTCGACTGGTCGTTCAATGACCCTGATATCGGCGATACCCAGACCAGCTTCCAGTTGGACGTCAACACGGCGTCCGGGGTCGACGAGTTCGACACCGGCCAGACGTCCGGCACCACCGGCAGCTACACCCTCGCCGCGTCGACGCTCGCCAGTCCCGGGTCGTGGCAGTGGCGGGTCCGCACCTGGGACGAAGCGGGCGCGTCCGGTGCCTGGTCCACGTACGCCGCGTTCAGCACCGGGGTCGGTGGCACGGTCACGGTCACCGACCCCGTCGCCGACAACCCATCCAACTTCATCGTCAACACCTACCCGGTCGCCTGGTCGCTCGCCGGCGCCACCCAGGCCGACTACCGGGTCGAGGTGTACCGCACCGATACCGAAGCGCTCGTCTACACGTCCGGGTGGGTCACGTCCGCGGACGTCACGCACACCGTCACCGGCCTGTTGTCGGACGTCGAACAGCGCATCGAGGTCACGACCCGCACCGCGCTCGCTGTCGAATCCCAGACCGGCACCCGGCTCGTCACCCCCGACTTCGACTCCCCGGACCAGCCGTCGATCACCGTCACCGAAGTCCCCGACGAGGGCCACACGTCGATCGTGGTCACGAACCCCAGCCCCACCGGCTCCAAGCCGTCGGTCACGTACGCGCAGATCCTGCGCCGTGCGCTCACCGGGCTCGCCGCCGGCGACGACTGGACGGTCATCGGCGCAGTCGTCGAGGACGGCACCTGGAAGGACTACACCGCCGCCTCCCAGATCACCTACGAGTACCTGGCCCGGGCGGTCTCGGCGGACGACACCACCACCGACTCCGACACCGAACAGGCCACCCTCGACTTGCAGGGCGTGTGGATCCACGACCCCGTCGACCCGGCCGAAGCCGACGACTCCGCCTACCAGTTCCGCTACGGGTCCGTGTCCGGCAAGGGTCTCGGTCACGACACGATGGGCGTCGGCGCCTACTACGCGGGCCGCCAGTACCCGGTCTACGACTTCGGTGAGCACGACGCCGAGGAGCTGTCGGCGGCCATCCAGATCGAGCACGGACCAACGTGGATCGCTGACGTCGCGGCCGTCGGGGCGTTCGCCCGGGCGAAGACGACGCTGTGTGTGCGCGACACGAGAGGGCGGCGCGTCTTCGGGACCGTCACCTACTCGGAGAGCGACGAGCAGTGGGGGACATCGATCCAGGTGACCGTCACCCGTGTCGACTACGACGAGACCTACACGACCATCCCAAGCTGATGCAGACCGTCACCGCCGCCATGCGCTCCCGAGGCGAGTCCTGATGCAGGCCGTCGTCCCCACCGTCGACCACAACCCCACGGGGTACACGGCTGCCGAGATCCTCGCCGGCATCGCCGGTGTCACCGGGACGCGCCGCTGGTCGTTCCGGTACGAGCTCCTCGACTCCACGAACACCAAGGTCGCCGACCTCGGCAACGTCGAACACGGCAGCGTGGCGCAGAACTGGCTGGCCGACATCAAACGGACCGCCACCTTCCACTTCGAGGAAGAGGACTACATCGACTACCTGTCGGACAGGGTGAAGCCGTGGGTGCGGTTGCATCTGCCGCCGTTCGGGGCAGACAACTGGGTTGAGTGGCCCCAAGGCGTGTTCATGCTGTCGACGCCATCCCGGTCGGTGACCGAAGCCGGGCACGTGCACCGCGACGTCGAAGGCTACGACCTGCTCCAGGTCCTCGCCGACGACAAGGTCGCCGACCGCTACCACGTCGCCGCCGGCACCGCGTACACGACCGCGGTCCTCGCGCTGCTCCCGGCGGGCGCCGCCTACAACGTCGAGTCGAGCACCAAGACCCTGGCCGCCGCCGCCGAGTGGGACCCGGGCACCACCAAGCTTGCCATCGTCAACGAGCTCCTCGGTGGCCTCAACTACCAGTCGTTGAGCGTCGACGAGGACGGCACCTACATCGCCCGGGCCTACCAGCCGCCGTCGGAACGCACTGACGAGTACACCTACGCGGACGACAGCAACGGCCTCGTGATCCCGAAGGTGGACCAGACCCTCGACCTGTGGTCCATCGCCAACCACTGGGTGCGTACCGTGAGCGAACCCGACCGGTCGGTCATCACGTCGACCCTGACGAACACCGACCCCGCCAGTCTCACGTCGACCGTGCGCCGCCAACGGACCATCACCGACTTCGCGACCGTGCAGGACGCCGCCGACCAAGCCACCCTCGACTCCATCGTCGCCCGCGTCGCGTTCGAGGCCTCGCAGGTGTACGAAGCCATCGACTTCTCGTCGGGCCTCAACCCGCTGCACTCCGGCAACGACGTCTACCGCATCACCTACGGGCCGCTCGGCCTCGACGCCTCTTACAGCGAACACCGCTGGGAGATGGACTTGCAGGCCGGCGCCCCCATGACCCACCGGGCCCGACGAGTCGTGTCGTTGGCGGTGTGATGGACGCCGTCGACTTCCTCGCCGCCGTCTCTGGTGCCGCCCGAGCTGACCTGCCCCCGGGCGCCAAGCTCGCGACCGTCGACCCCGCCTACGCGCTCGGCGCCGGGTGGCCGGCCACACCGGCCCTGCCGAAGGTCACGTTCGACGGCGAGTCGACCATGTCGACCAAGCAGTACCCGATCGTCGCCGGTTACGTTCCCGCCGCGTCCGACCGGGTGGTCCTGGTCCCGGTTGGCCGCACGTACGTGATCGTCGGCAGGCTCCTGCCCGGCAGTGTCGGGCGACCGGACGGCGAATGGAACGCGTCCGGCAACCAGACGATCGGCAACGGCAGCGAGACACTCGTCGCGTTCGGCACCGAAACCACCGCCACGCCACTGGTCACCAGAGCAACGGACGGCGTCGGCCACAAGTTCACGCTCGCCGCCGGCGCCGCCGGACTGTGGGCCGGGGCGGCAACAACCCGGTGGGCGGCCGGGACCGGCGGGCAGCGGTTCACGGCCATCACCGTCGACGGGGCATCCGTAGGAGCAAACACCGGTGGGCCGGGCACCACGACCGCGGACACGCACGTCACGTTCCTGCGGCGCCTCGCCGCCGGCGCCGTGATCCGAGTGTCGGTGTACCAGACCAACGGTGGAAACCTGGCTCTCACGGCTCTGGCATCGGACGCGTGGGTGCGACTCAACCTGGCCCGGGTCGGGCCCTGACAGCAGGAGACCAAACATGAAGATCGGCATCACCGGCGGCCACGGGTTCATCGGCCAACACGTGATCGAAGCCGCAGTACAGCGCGGCCACCACGTCGTCGTGTTCGACCACAAGGGCCGCTCCGCCCCGCGCCTGGAGCTCACCCACAACGGGCGTGACTGGTCGGACTACGACATCGTCACGGCCATGCGCGGCGACGTCCGGGACCCGACCGCGATGTGCGAGCTCGCCGCGCACGCCGACGGCGTCATCCACCTCGCCGCCTGCCTCGGCACCCAGGAGACGATCGGCAACCCGAGGCCCGCCGCCGAGACGAACGTGATGGGCGGCCTCAACTTCCTGGAGGCGACCGCCCAGTACAAGATCCCCGGCACGTACATCTCGGTCGGGAACTGGTGGATGACCAACCCCTACTCGATCTCCAAGCACACGATCGAGCGGTACATCGAGATGTACAACCGCGAGCGCGGCACCCGGTGCAACATCGTCCGTGGCGTCAACGCCTACGGGCCCCGCCAGTCGATCGCCCCACCGTTCGGTCCGGCGAAGGTCCGCAAGATCACCCCGGCGTTCGCGTGCCGGGCGCTCACCGGTGCACCGATCGAGGTGTACGGCGACGGCCTCCAGGTCTCCGACATGGTGCACGTCACCGACGTCGCCCAAGCACTCGTGCGGGCCTTGGAGCACGCCGCCGCCGGGGACGTGTTCGACCGGGCCGTCGAGGTCGGACCCGTCCACCATTCGACGGTCGTCGAGGTCGCCGAACTGGTCATCGCCGCCACCGAACGGTTGGGTCACTCGGCCGTCGGCGTCGAGCACCTCCCGATGCGTCCCGGCGAAACCCCGGGGGCCACCGTCACCGCCGACACCGACACGCTGGCGCTGGTCGATATCGACCCGGCCGGGCTCGTCGGGTTGGCCGGCGGCATCCAGTCGACGGTCGCCTGGTACGCAGAGCACTGGCTGCCCGGCTACCTGGCACAGCAGAAGCAGGGGGCCGCGGCGTGAACAACCGGGACCTGCGCGACCTGTTCGCCCGTGTCGGGTGCGCCCTCCTCGCGTTTGCTTCGTTGGCGGCCGTTACCGTCGGGGCGCTCGTCATGGCCCGGGCCCGCCCATGAAGGTGTTCTTCTGGGAGTCCGGTGAGGGCGGCTCCGTCTACTACCGGTCGGTGCTGCCGGCGATGGCCGTGCGGTGGCATGGCCACGACGTCGCCCGCTCGGCGGACGTGCGCGCCATGCCGTGGCCCGACGGACCCGACGTCATCGTCGGCAGCCGGGTCAGCAACCCGGGTCCGGTCGGACTGTGGGAACGGATCCGCAAAGACAGCGACGCCACGTTGATCCTCGACCTCGACGACGACTACCTGCACATCGACGAGACGTCGAACCCGCGGGCCAACGCGTTCTGGGATGTCGCCCAACAGGCCCGACTCCTGAAGGCGGTATCGCTCGCCCACCGGGTCACGGTCGCGTCCGAAGGTCTCGCCGACGTGATGCGCCGCTACCACGACGACGTCGTCGTCGTCCCCAACGGCCTGCACGCCGCGTGGCTGTCCGCGCCCCGCGACTACCACGGTGACGGGCCGGTACGGATCGGGTGGGCCGGCACGTCAAGCACCATCCACGAACTGCCGTTGGCAGCGAAGGCACTGAACCGGATCCTCGACTACCGCGACCCCCGCGGCCACACGCCGACCGTCACCACCATCGGTGTCCCGGCCCGCTGGGTGAAATGGGCGGGCCTCGACGTCGACCGCGTCCAGATCCTGGAGATGATCCCCAACAGCGACCGCTACCTCGTCGCCGCCGCCAACCACTTCGACATCTGGGTGGCCCCGTACCGGGACATCCCGTTCAACAACAGCAAGGTGCCGACGAAAGCGCTCGAGGCCGGGTTCCTCGGCATCCCGATCGTCGCCAGCTCGATCCGCCCGTACGAGGACGCGGTCGATCACGGCGCCACCGGGTTCCTGGTCCGCCAATCCCACGAGTGGGGCAGGTGGCTGAAGCGCCTCGTCGACAACCCCGATCTCCGCCAGTCGATGGGTCTCGCCGCCCGGGCCCGGGCATCGGCGTACATCATGCAGGGCCTCGCGCTCGACTGGGTCGACGCTATGACCGTCAGGGGCAAGGTGCCGGTGTGATCCTCAACCTTGGGGTGCCCCGCACCGGCACCGTCTACACCGAGCGGGCGCTCAACCCGATACGGCCCCGCCGCCACTACGTCGACCTGCCGTCGGACTGGTCGCATGCCAGCTTTCACCAGCTCCCCGATAGCTACCGCGACGATCTCAAGGTGGCGGTCGTGCGTAACCCGTTCGAGCTGCTCGTCTCCCACTTCGCGTTTCTGCGCCGGGCCGACGTGCTCGTCCACCACTACGACGCCAACCTCGTCGCCTTGTCGTTCCGCGACTACGTGACATTGGTAGCGCACCGCAAACACCACTACCCGCAACGCCACCCGCTGTTCTTTCAACTGTTCGACGGTGACTGGCAGCTGATCCCCGATTATCTCGGCCGCTACGAGACGTTGCACGACGACCTCGACTGCATCGCCGGACTCGCCGGCGCTACCTACACGCCGGGCCCGCCAGTGAACGTGTCGCGGCACGAGGACTGGCGCCGCTACTACGACGAGGACCTGTACCAGACCGTCGAGGACGCGTGGCGGCTCGACCTCGCCTACTTCGGCTACGACCGGTCCGGTCCGAACAGCCGGGCGCTCACCACGTTCGGATTGCATCCCCGGCCGGTGGACCACCGGCCGATCGACACGAGAGGACTCCGCTCATGATCGGTGACCGTAAGGTTGTGGCGTGGATCCCGTACGGCCGGGCCCGTACGGTGTCCATTCTGTTCGAATATTTGCGGCGGGACCACCTACGGGGCCAGCTGGACGAGCTGTGGCTGTACTTGAACACCGACTCTGAACAGGTCGACGACCTACGTTACGCCTACCAGCTGGCCCGCTCCCACGACTGGGTGCACATCAAGGAGCGCCCGACGGGCTGTGTCCGCCAATCGCCGAAGCAACGCAACACCGGCTATGCGTACCGGTACATGACCGACCCGGCCACCACGTATCTGCGGTTCGACGACGACATCGTCTACGTGCATCCCGAGGCAATCACCCGATTGGTGACCGCCAAACTGGAGATGCCGGAGTCGATGTGTGTGTTCCCGATCATCTGGAACAACGCGATCTGCTCATGGTTCGCCCAGCAGCTCGGCCACATCCCGCACGCCTGGGGAACGGTGCGCTCCCCCTACTGCATGGACCCGATGGGTTGGGCCAACGGCGGTTTCGCTGTCAGCGTCCACGGTCTGCTCCTCGACCACATCGAGCAGGGCACCGTCGACGAGCTGCTCTGGTACCAGGACTACAGCCTGCAGGTCGGCCAGCAGTTCTCGGTGTCGTGTTTCGCCGCGGCGGGCGCCGACTACGCCGACCTGCAGACGCCCGGGGTGCTCGTCCCCGACGAAGAGGAGTCGTGGCACACGATCCACCGCACCCGCGCCACCCAGCAGCCCAACATGATCCGCGGCGACGCGCTCGTGTCGCACTACACGTTCAAGCCGCAAGGCCCGATCGTGGAAGCGTCGAATGTCCTCGACCGGTACCGGGCGCTCGCCGAGAAGGTGCGGGCCGCTCTCGACGAACAGGAGACCGCCAGTGCCTGACCTTGACGCCACCCTCGACGCCGGAGCGATGACGGCAGCGATCGACGCACCGGACTCCCCGGGCGCAGCCCCCGAGATGCAGCCGGGTGACGTGCTCGTCAACTACGACGACGTCTTCGCGGCCGTCCACGGCAAGTACTTCGAGACGATCTCGGTGGCCTACCAGGAGATCGGCGAGTTGCGTGCCGCGCTCAAGCAGGCCGGTGGCCGCATGCGCGACGCCGAAGCCAGGGCCACGGCACTGCAATCCGTTGTCGACGACCTCACCGCCGAGAACGTGGACCTCCGGGCTCGACCCGCCCCCGGGTAGCCCGCCGGTCGCGTACACTGGCCCCGCGCCGCAACACCCCGTTCCCGCACCGTCGTGCGGTTGAGAGCGAGGGCGCCGTGCACGCAGTCGACTACAGCTGGGCTCGCCCCGACCCGCAGGCCCTGCGCGCCGCCGGCTACACGGTGGCCTTGCGCTACCTCGGGACCGGCGCCCGGGACATCAGCCGAGCCGAACTCGACCGCCTGCACGCGGCGGGGATCGCGGTCGGGTTGATCTGGGAGACGACCGCTCAGCGACCGCTCGCCGGGTACGCCGCGGGCCGGTCCGATGCGCGGCGCGCCAACGAGTTCGCCGGCCAGTTGGGTGCACCGGGGTGGCTGCCAGTCTTCTACGCCGTCGACTTCCCCGCCAGCGACGCCCAGACCCGTGGGGAGGTGGCCGCCTACTTCGAGGGCTGCCGGTCGGTCCCGGGCCGCCCGGTCGCCGCGTACGGCCACTACGGCGTCATCGAGTACCTGTGCGGGGTCCTCGGGATCACGCACGGCTGGCAGTGCGCCGGCTGGTCCGGGCCAGGCACCGGGTCGGGTGGCTCGTACGTGAACGCCGGCGACGGGTCCCGGCGGCGCCTGTCCCGGCACGCCTGCATGTTCCAGGAGTACGGCGGCGTCCGCGTCGAGGGCACCGACCACAACGCCGTGTTCTCCGACGCGGCCGCCTGGGCGTGGCACCCGAACGCCGCGGCCCCGGACACCCCCGAGACCGCACCGTCCATGGAGGACCTGATGTCGAACCCGATCCACCTGCCCGACCACACCGGCGACGCCCAATGGCACATCGTCACCGACGGCTACGGGCGCCTCCGCCGCCGGTTCCTGTCCGGAGACGACATGTACGTCCTGACCGCCGCCGGGCTGCTGGGCTCCACGATGGTCCTCACCGGTCACGCCGCCGACGTCGTGGTCAGCTACCCGGAGATCACGACCCCGCACACCGCCGACGGCGGCGCCTACGCCCTGGCGCTCAACGTCATCGCCTACGTCAAGGACCGCACCGACGCCCTCGCCGCGCAGCTCGCCGAGCTGATCGGCCGCCCACCCGCCGACGTCGACGAGTCCTCGCTGGCCGAGATCCTCGCCGGGCTGATCGACGTCGTCCCGGGCCCGCAACTGACCGCGGAGGACATCGTCGAGTTGATCGAAGGCACCCGGCTGACGGTCACGGTGCCCGACACACCGCCGTCCGAGTGACGGGCGCGGAGTGGCGGCTGATGTGGACACGACGGGGCGGGAATGAGCGGATGGCGTTGGCCGGCGATCGGGCGAGACACGGTGCTGTTCGTCGTCGGTCTCGGCGGGATCGTGCACGAGGCGTTCGTGCGTACGGGCGCGACCAGACCCGAGTTCCTCATGCTGTTCGCCGCGATGGTCGGGTTGCCGGTGGCGCTCAGGCGCGACGAGGTGAGGGCCGCGGATGCCGCCGCTGACGACACCCCCGTGGGCGCCACCTGAGCGCACCCTCGGCGACGACCTGGCGCGCTGGCTGCGCGGCCACCGCGTCACCGTCACCTACCTGGCGGTCAGCGCCGCCGCGTTCGTGGGCCTATGCCTCGTGGACGGTTTCACGTGAGGCGCTTGTGGCGGTGGGTGACGCACTGGCAGACCGCGATCCTGTTCGCGGGGGCGTGCGCCGTGTTCGCCGGCGGCCTCTACGAGACATCCGCACGCCGCGCCGCCGACGCCCGCATCGAACGGACCGCCGCCATCCGGTTCTGCGAGGACGACAACGCCGGCCGGGCGCTGCTCCGAGACTTCGTGCTGGCCGCCGTCCGGGACCCGGATCCCCGCCAGTACGAGTTCATCGAGGACCCGACCCTGCGGGCGGGCGCGCTCGATCAGGCCCGCCGCAGCCGGGCCGAGATGCGCGGCCGCGCGGAGGCCACGTTCACCGCCCGGGACTGCGCCGCCCAGTTCCCTGCGCCACCCAACGGTGGCAGCTGACAACTGACCCTGGAGGTCACCTGTGGATCCGTCAACTATCACGCTCGCTGCCTGGCTCGTGTCGTTCCTCGGCGGCACGGCGGTGCCGGTCCTGACCGGCCTGGCCACGAAGCTGCAGGCGTCACCCGGCCTGAAAGCCATCGTCGGTCTCGCGCTCGCCGCGGCGGTCACCGTCATCGCCACGATCGTCGACGGACAAGGCGTGTTCGAGCCGCGCACCACCCTCGTCCTGTTCGTGACCACGTTCGTCACACACGTCACCACCTACTACGGGCTGCTGAAACCGATCGGTGGGGGAGCAGCCCCGGGGGCGAAGGCGACCGCCGACGTCGGGATCGGCTGACCGGCCGCCATGCCGTCCGTCGAGCTCACCGCCGCCTACGTGCCAGTCGTGGTCGAGGAAGGCGACGCCGTAGCGATCCCCGTGACCGTGCCCGCCGGCTACGAGACGGGGACGTGGGCGGCGGTCGTGTACCGCGACCCGCGCCAGTCGACCGTGATGGCCACCGCGACCGTGAACGTCGTCGGTCAGGTCGTCACCGTGTCACTTACGGGCAGCCAGACGGATGGCTTGGTCTCGGCCGGCGCCACCAGGTTCACGGGCTACTGGGAGTTGACCCGCACCTCGGCCGGCTCCCAGCGCACCTGGTTCAAGGGCCCGTTCATCGTGGACGCCGAACGCCGGGCCACGACGACCGGCACGACCGCGGTGACCGCCACCATCAGCTCGGGTGCGGTCACCGCCACGATGGCCGGGCTCACCCTCGCCGACGTCAACGCGGCGATCGCCGGCACCAGCCTCGCCGACCTCGACGACGTCGACTCGACCGCCCCGACGTCGGGGCAGGCGCTCGTGTGGGACGGCAACTCGTGGGGACCCGACGACGTGACCGGCAGCGGGTCGATGACCGGCACGGAGATCCTCGCGGCGCTCGCCCCGGTCGACGGGTCCGGGTCGGGTCTCGACGCCGACACCGTGGACGGGGTCGACTCGACCGCGTTCGTGCGCGACACCGGCGACGAAACCATCGCCGGCACCAAGACGTTCTCGTCGGCGCCGGTGGTGCCGGACGGGTCGTGGGCGCTGGCCAAGCTCGCCGACATCGCAACCGCCCGCCTGTTGGGCCGCACGACCGCCGGTGCCGGCGACGTCGAGGAGCTCACGGCGGCCGCGGTCAAGACGCTGCTGGCGATCGCCGCCGGCGACGTCACCGGCCTGGGCGCGCTCGCCACCCTCTCGGCGGTCGGCTCCGACCAGATCACCGACGGGTCGATCGTCGACGGCGACATCAACGCCTCGGCCGCCGTGGCACTGTCGAAGCTCGCCGCGGTTGCCGACCAGCGCATCCTCGGCAACGTCTCCGGCGGCTCGGCGCCGGCCACCGCGTTGACGGCCGCCGAACTGAAGACCCTCCTGGCGTTGGCCATCGCCGACACGACCGGCCTGCAAGCGGCCCTCGACGCCAAGCAGGCCAGCGACTCGGACCTCACCGCCATCGCCGCGTTGGCCCCCTCGAACGACGACGTCGTGCAACGCAAGGCCGGCGCGTGGGCGAACCGCACGATCGCCCAGCTGGTCACCGACCTGCAGACTGCGGGCCTCACCGGCGGGTCGACGTCCACGTTCGCATCGGATGTGGTCACCGACGGCGACATCACGCTGCCGAACACGTCCGGGAGCTGGGGGCTGCTCACCGGGATCCCCGAGCTGGCCATCGACGCCTCCGAAGGCGACTGGGTCGAGGTGACCGTCAGCGCCCTGCGGTCGTCGGTCGCGACCGGCTGGCTCGACGTCGCCGTGGTCACGGGGGCGACACCGACCGTGGCCCGCTACCTGGCGACGCGCACCAGCACCCCGCCCGCTGAGGGCGACCCGTCGTTCTACCCGGCGTCGGCGTTCATCACGAGCTCCGGGCCCCGCGGGTTCTTCGTCGAAGCCGGCGACCTCGACAGCGGCCAGGTCCGGTTGCGGGTCGCGGTCGACGCCGACGGCTCCGGCACCCTCTACGCGTCCACCACGTACCCGTTCTACTGGTCGGTGCAGGTCACGTCCGCGGGCACGGCGGGCGCCGGCGCGAAGGTGCTCCTCATCGACGACGTCGGATCCCTGCCCGCGGGCACCCCGGCCGGCACAGTCGTCGTCGTGAAGGCGTAGGCCGGGGTGGCGCAGCTGCACTTCGGGGCCGGTGACTCGGCCACGTTCGGCACGACCGGCACAGCCACCGCGTCGGTGGCGTCCGTGGCGTCGTCGACGATCTCGAACGTCGCCATCGGGGACCTGCTCGTCGCGGCCATCCACAGCCAGAACAGCGGCGTGGGGACGATCACCCCGCCCACCGGGTGGACCCAGTACGGCGCCACGATCGGCGACCCGTCCGGGCTCGCCACCCGCAACACCGGCCTATTCTATCTGCCGGTCACGTCGCAGGCCGTGATCGACGCCCTACCCGCGACGCTCACGTGGACGTTCTCCATCGGGACCGGGCGCATCGCTGGTGTGCTCGCCCGGGCCACGGGCATCGACCTGGATGACCCCGAGGACGTGACCGCCGCCGCGTTCTCGACGGCGTCCAGCGCCAGCTCGCTGGCCGTCGCCGGCATCACGACCGTGAACACCACGACGCTGCTGGTCGGGGTCGGCCACCGCCAGGGCTCGGGCGGCGTGTCGTCCCCGGCGTTCTCGTCATGGCTCACGGCCCACGAGGCGTACATCACCGGGGACTCGTCGATCAGCAACAGCGGTGCCGTGCTCGCCTACGAGGACCTGAGCGCAGCGGGCGCGACCGGCAACAAGACGATCACCTTGGACGCCGTCGCCGCGGTCGTGTCCGGGTTCCTCGCGGCGTTCCGGGCGGGCGCCTGGTCGCCACCGGACCCGAACGAGATCCACTACACGTCCGCGCCCGACACGCTCGCCGTCGGCACCGTGCGCTACACGTCCGCGCCCGACACGCTCGCCGTGCCGGTCGAGGTGCGCCCGTTCCCCGACGGGTACGCGTCGGTGACGGCGATGCTCGCCGAGAGCCCCTTCTACGTCGGGCACCGCGGCGGCTCCGCGGACTGGCCCGAGATGAGCCTCCACGGCTACACCCAGGCCGGCTACTGGGGGGTGCCGGCCCTCGAAGTGTCGCTCGGGCGCACCTCTGACGGCGTCTGGTTCGGACTGCACGACGCCTCCCTGGACCGCACGACGCTCGGGACCGGCGGCGGCACCGGCACGACGCTCGTCGCGTCGGCGATGACGTGGGCGCAGGTGCAGGCCTACGCCATCAACTACCCGACCGGGATCACGAACCCGTCGGCGCTCCCGCAGCCGTACACGCTGCTGGAGGACATCCTCGACGCCTACTACGACTCGCACGTCTTGTTGATCGATCCGAAGGCCGGCGTCGGTGCGCGGGAGGAGCTCATCGACATCCTCGACGCGTTGCCCGGCACCCCGACGGACCGGATCGTCGCCAAGTACTACGGGCCCTCCACGAACTGGGCGGTATCTGCCGGCGCCCGCGGGTACACGACGTGGGGGTACTTCTACGAGGGCGACGACATCGCGACCAACGAGGGCGCCTGGGACATCCTCGGGCTGAACCACGACGCCAGCGCCGGGGCCTGGACATCGATCCTCGGGTACGGCAAACCGGTGATCGCCCACCTGGTCGAGGACGCCGCCGACGCCGCGTCGGCGCTCGGGAAGGGCGCCGACGGGCTCATGGTCTCCGGCGTCCAGGCCGTCATCGCCCGCACCTGACCCCACCCTCACGCTCACCGCCCCTCGTGTTGGCCACTGCCGGCCGACGCGAGGGGCGGTGTTGTCGCGTCCGGGGCCACTACCCGGCGGGGGACCGTGACCCTGGGACGAGTCCAGTGTGACCGGGGCCAGTGACACGGAGGTTGGCTACGGCGGGGGAGGGGCGTCGCCGCCGGCTCGCCGGCGGGGTGGGTGCGTGTCGCGCCAGGCGATGAGGTCGGGGCGCCACCAGTAGGAGGCGCTCCCCCGTCGGGGCTCGCGGGGCAGGACGGGGCGGGGGAAGTCGTCGTTGAGGGCGGCGTAGGCGCGGACGGTGGAGGCACCGGAGAGCCCGAGCAGTTCGGCGACTTGGTGGGCGTCGAGGAGGTCATCAAGCCGGACTGTCTCGGGTCTCACGGTGTGACGGTAGTCGTGCCCTCTTGGTGCTGCTCTGCAAGTCCTTGGCCGCGTCACTGGTCCGCGTGCCCATCGGTTGGCCGATTCAAGGGCTTGGCATGCCAAAGGTTGACCACGCGGACCATCATCCGGTATAGCTAGCGGGGTAGCAAGTAGCAACGTAGCTAGCTCCCCTCTCCCGGAGGCCCCCTGTGACCGACCCCGAACCCTTCCGCCTCTTCCTCGCCCGCGAGGGCATCGACGTCTCCCGCCCCGACGCCACGGCCGCCGACATCCGCAACGCAGGCGCGCTGCTCGTCGAGCGGCTCTACGTGCCCGAGGCCCGGGCCCACAACATCGTCGCCGGCCTGGCCCGGAGCGCTACGCCCGCCGGTGGAGGGGTCTGATGGCCGTCACGCTCCCCGTCTCCGCTGTCCTCGCCCTCATCGTCTGGTGGAGGTACCAGGGCGGCCACTTCGGTGGCGGCACCCTCATCCTCGCCATCCTCTTCGGCATCAGCCTCGGGGGCACCACATGGCAGGTGGCCGGCGACGCGATCAACGCGGGCATCGCCGAGTTCGCCGGGGCGCTCCTCGAAAGCTTCGGGCGCCTGTTCGCCAAGGGCGGCGGCGACACCGTGAAGGGCGCCGGCAAGGCCGGGCTCGTCGCCCTCCACGCGATCGGTCCACGGTGACCGCACCCGGCGGGCAGCTGGCGCAGGACATCACCGGGGAGATCCGGGCGGCCCGACCCGACCGGCCCCCCACCCCGTTCCCGGTCGTGCCCGAGTTGGGCCTGCAGCACGCCGTCGCCGCGGTCCGCACCGGCGGACGAGTCGTGCGGTGGGCGTCCGGGTTCTCCCGGCTGCGGCCCGGGGTGTGCGCCGCGGCCTGCTGGATGGGATGGGCGTGGCTGACCCAGGTGGCCCGATCCCCGGCCGTCGCCGCGGCAGCCACCGCCGAACGACTCGTGCTCGACCCGGCCGGCAACCCGGTCCTCGACGCCGCGGGGAAACCGGTGTGGCAGGTCGTCCAGACCGGAACCCTCACCGGGACCGCCGGGATCGCCGCCACATGGTTCGGGTTCGGCGCCGCCATCTTCACGATCGGTGCCGTCACGCTCGCCGCCTCGAACGCCTTGGCCCAGCCCACCCACCGGGTCGGTCACGACGGCCGGTTGCGGGCCGTAGCCGGCTACACGACACGATCCGCCCGCCGACATGGCAGCTACACCCGCATCCGGCGGGGACGGGGCGTGAGAGGCGACTGGAAGCAGGCGGGACGCGACGTCGCCCACCTGGACCGCCGGCTCGCCAGGGTCGGCCAGTGGCGACTGCGGCGGTGGGGCCGCCAGTGGGCCCGCGAGCGCGCCGCCGGTGTACCCGACGACGGCCTCACCCGACCGGGCGTGATCGACCGGGCGCTGTTCCGGCGGGTGAAGCCACCGGCCCAGGCCCGCAGGTGGGCGCGCCAACACCGCAAGACCGAACGGAACCGCAAGCGGCAGGAGCGGGCCGAGGCGAAACGCCAGCGGCTCGCCGACGAAACCGAGTGGGCGGTCGAGGTGGCCCGCATCGAAGGCGCCCAGCACGCCCGCACCCGACCGGGCCCGCGCCTCGACCCCGCCGACGGGCCACCGACCGCACCCGACCGGACCGAGGACCCGACGATCGCCGGCTACCGGGCCCGCTCCGATGAGGTCGCAACCAGCACCAACCGGTTCCTCGCCGAGATCGGCGCCGCCCACCAGGTCGGCTACGAACCACCGCCCGCGCCCACCAACGGGAGCAAGCCGTGATCGACCCCATCATCCGCCTGGCGTCGTTCGCCGTCGACCTCGCGCCCCTCGCCCTGCTCGTGGCCGTCGTTGTCGGTGTCGCCGTTGCGCGCCGTCTGGCCCGAGCCACCCGCCGCTCGTTCGGCCGGTGGCAGCGCCGCACCGTCGACGCCGCCTTCACCGGCCTGTTCGCCGCCCTGTTCGGACGGTGGCTCGACCAGCGCCGCCCCGCCCGGCCGCCGGTGCTGACCGGCGACGACATCTACCGGGCGTGCCCCCTCTCCGCCTGGCAAGGCGCCCCGAACACGTGCCGGTGGTGTGACCGGCCGCTACCCGAACGCCGCCCCCGGTTCTGCGGCCCGCAATGCGCCGACCTGGCGCTCGACAACCACGTGTTCGACCGGGCCCGCTCGGCCCGCCGGCGCATCGACAGCTACCAGTGCACCAAGTGCGGCAGCACCCGGCACCTCGAGGTCCACCACGCCAACGAACCGGCCCATGGCCGCCACGCCGAGGACGGCTGCATGCACCACCTCGACGGCCTTCGCACCCTCTGCGGCGGGGGAGGCGTGTCGTGCCACCAGCGCGAAACCAACCGCCAGCGCCGCAACGGCGACTTCGGGCCCCGAAGGAGGTGGGTGTCGTGACCGCCCTCGTGGAGCAGGCCCTCCAGCTCTACCGCCAGGGAGCCCAGGCGGTGCCACTCCCTTACCTCGCTGGCGTCGGCGCCCTCGGAGCGACCGCTCTCGCCGGATGGCGGGCCGCCACCAGGTCCCGTCGCCGGCGCCTCACCTTCGACCGGCTCGTCATCCCCGTCGTCAGCCTCGTAGTGGTCGTCGGCGGAGCCGGGGCCCTGTACACGTCCCTCGCGAAGGTCACGAACCTCGCCGGGACGTGGCTGCCCGGCCTGCTCATCGACGGCTTCCTCGGAGTGTTCACCGTCATCTCGGTGGCCAAGGCCCGCCGCGGCAAGCGGGTCGTGTGGATCGACCGCCTCCAGTGGGTGCTCATCCTGGTCACCGTCGTCGCCAACGCGTGGGGCGAGGCCAACCCGGCGCTCATGCTTCTCCACGGCTGCCAGCCCATTCTGTGGAAGGGCGCCGTCGCTGGTCTCAAGGCACTGCTGCTCGACGACGCCGACGTGCAGCTCGAGGACCGGATCCCGGCGATGCGCTGGGTGCTCGCCCCCGGCAGCACGTTTCAGCTGTGGCGGTGGATCACGCTCGGTCGGATCCCCTCCTACAAGGCCGCGGTGGACCTCGAGAACGATGCCCTGCTGGCAGTGATCGCCGAGGACGAGGACCGGTCGCCGATCGACCTCGAGCTGTACGCCGTCCTCGCCGGTGAGCGCCTGGCCGGCGAACCTGTTTCCGCCGCCACCCACCAGCAGGCGCTCGTCGGCGCCGAGGACGCCTTGCGGCGCCAGCACAGCGCCGACATGCGGGTGCTGCAGGACCAGCACGCCGAGGTCGTGGCGGCCCTGCAGGGTCAGGTGGCGACACTCCAGGCCACCATCGAAGATTCCGAGCATCGACTGCAGGAAGCCGTTCTGCGGGCCGACGAGGCCGACCGGGCGCGGCAGCAGATGGTCGACCAAGTCGAGGAGCTGCAGGGTCGGCTCGGACGCCAAGCCGTCGAACTGCGTGCCGCCGCGTCGCGGGCCGAGTCGTTCGACGACGAACGGGCGGCGTTCCGCGACGAGCGGTCACGGTGGCAAATCGAACTGGTCGAGCTGCGTACCCAGCTGGCCGCAGCCAGATCCGGTCCCGGCGGCACCACGGCCCGGCGGACCACCACCCGCCACCCGAAGGCGCTGGCCGAGGTCGAGGTCGACCCGGAGGTCGTGGCCGTGGTTAGGCGGGCGTGCGACGAGCTCGATCTCGGTCCGCGGGACGCCAGCCGGGACGACCTGTTGAGGCACCTGCGCAAGAACGGGCCAGCACCGCACGCCACGAAGGTCGGAGCCGCCTTGAAGCACCTGAGGGAGAACCCGTGAACCGCCACCGTCCGCCGCTCGTGCCCCGGCTGGTGCTCGCCCTGCTGTGGCTCGTGTCGTGGCTGGCCGTTCTCGCCGTTCTCGCCGCCGACCGGCCCGAGCCGTTCGTGGCGCCCGGCCGCGACTTCGGGCCCGTGCTGATGCGCTCCACCACAGGGGTGCGGCCGTGACCGCCACCTCGGTGCCGCGCCGGCACCGCCGGGACAACCGGGAGGCTGAACAGAACCTCGAAGACGAGTTCGCCGCGCTCGAACACCAGGCGGCCGTCGAGCTCGCCCAGCGCCCCACCCCGCCCCGCCAGGCCCGGGTGCCGCTCGGTCAGCGGGAAATGAAGCCCGTTCTGCGGCCGACGATGAGGGCGCCCCGCCAGGAGCTGCCCCGGCTGGCGAAGGTCGCAGCCAACCGAACCGGTCACCACGCGTTCCGGCCCGAGCCGTTCCTGTGCGCCGCCGGCCGGGGTGCCCGGCGCGGCGGGCGGTGGGCCAGGGACTACGTGAAGATGCCGAAACGGCAGATGGTGCTGGAGCGCCTGGTCGCCGACGGCGACAGCAAAAAGCATGCCAAGTTCGCGGCCCGCTACGAGCAGCGCCGGAAGCGCAACCTGAAGCGAGTGGCCGTCGGCGGCGGCGTCGCCCTCGGCGCGTTCTTGGTGGCGGTGCTGGTCGTGGCGACCGTGCTGGTCGACCGGCTCGGCCCGTGGTTCGGCTGGCCGGCCACCACGATCGTCGTCGTCGGCTCGGTGCTGTCCGCTCTCGCCGCCTACGGCCGGGAGAGCGACCCGGCGACCCGGGCCGTCCAAGTCGTCGAGGACCGTCGCCCGTTCGCCAAACCGCCCGAGACCCGACCATCCCCGGATCTGGTGCACCAGGCGTTCGACGCCGCCGGGATCGCCGGGATCACCGTGATCGAGGCACCACACCGGGAGGGGCCCGGCTGGGAGACCCTCGCCCGGATCCCGGTCGGGCGCCAGAGTTTCGCCACCGCGGTCGGCGTCCACGATGCGATCGCCGGCAACCTCGGCGTCCCCAACCGGTGCCTGATCCTGTCGCCCGTTCGCGCGGTCGGTGGTTCCGAGAAGCACGTGCGGGTGTGGTGGTCGAGGGACGATCCGTTCGCCGGCGATCCACCCCCGCACCCCGTCCTCGATCCCCGATCGGGACCGCACGATCCGTGGATCGACGGGGTCCGGATCGGGACCGACGAGCGGGGCAAGGCGGTCGCGATCCCGATCGTGGACACCCCGTTCGCGGTGATCGTCGGTCGGCCCCGGACCGGCAAGACCCACGCCCTGCTCGGGATCGGCGCCGAACTCGCAGCGGATCCGCTCTTCGATCCGGACTGCTGGTCGTTCAAGGCATCAAACGACTTCGCTCCGATCGGACCGCTGGTCACGGCCGCTGGGGGCGTGTTCCGGTACGGCACCGACGAGGCCACATTCAAGGCGTTCCACCGCTACCTGGTCGAGCTCAAGACCGATATCGCGGCACGGAACGAACGGCTCGCCGATCTGCCGATCGATCTCAACCCGCACGGCCGCGTCGAACGATCGGTCGCCGCCGATCCGGCGAACAGGATGCGACCCCGACCGGTGATCGCGGACGAGATCATGACCCCGCTCGCCGACCCGAAGTGGGGTGATCCGATCCTTGCCGAGTTGAAGGAGATCGGCCGGATCGCGCCGTCACAGAACGTGCCGATCATCCTCGGCATGCAGTACGTCGATCGGGACACGATCGAACAGCTCGACCGGCTTCTCGGCACCCGGATCTGCCTGTCGGTCGCCAAGATGGAGGACTCGAAGTGTGCGCTCGGCGGCGCGCACGAGCCGGGGATCGCCGAAGCCCACAAGATCCCCCTGACCGCCACGGGCGTAGCGATCGTGGATGGCGCGATCGAGGACCCGAAAATCGGTCCGCGGGGCGCCTACCGGATGCGCACCTACGCCATCAACCGCACCCTCCTCGCCGCCCACGTCGATCGCTGCCTCGCCGGGCCCCGCGCCGGCCAGCAGGGGACCGTCCAGCAAGCCAAGGGCGGCGACCCAGCGGCCGAGGCGTTCAAGGCCCGGCTGCGCCCGGTGCTGAACGGGGACGTGGCGCTGACCTGCACGGCACTCGGCGAACGGCTGGAGCTCGGCGAGGGACCGGTGGCCGCGAAGCGCCTGGCCGAGCAGGCCCGGGCCGCGGGGATCGAGCCCCGCAAGGACACGACCGGCAAGGCCACCGGCTCCCGGGAGGCCCTGTACATCCACCGCGACCAACTGAACTGACCCGCCCGGGTGCCCTGTACGGCTGCCCTGTAGGCCGCCGGCTCCAGCCCTGTACAGGGCTGTGTCCAGGGCACGGCCCAGGGCAGCCGCACCGGCCGTGACCTGCAGATACAGGGCACACAGGGCACTCGGCGGGTCGTAGACCTGACCTCCCGGATCCGGGGTTCCGGGCGGTCGGGGAGGGGCGCCGGCCTGGAAAGCTGGCGCCCCTCTGCGCGGTCAGTCCTTCCAGGTGACGGGCGTGTCGCCGCCGAGGTCCGCACCGTTCCACGACTCGTGGGCCCGGTGGGCGCCGTCGTGTCCGGGTCCCAGGACGCAGCGGGGCGCCTGCTGGCCGATGCGGGGCCCGACGCTCCCGCAGCAGTTCGGGTGGGCGGTCACGGCTTCGCCTCCTCGGTGTCGATGGCCCGCCGGCCGTCGGGGGCGTATCGGGCCGGCCATTCGGCCAGCCATTCGGCCAGTCCGTCACCGCGATCCCCGAACCCGTGGGCGCCGTACCAGCAGGTATGCGCCTCGGGATCGGCTCGCATCACCGGGTCCGGATCGCCGGGGGCTCGGCCAACGGCAGCCGGGTCGAGGATCCAGGTGCCGTCCAGGACAAGGCACCGCGAGATGCTGGCGTGGCCGGCGGCAACAGCGGTACCGCCAACCACCCCGTACTCGCCGACCCGGGCGTGGTCGCGGACGGCGCCTGAGTCGACTATCCGGGCTTGACCGCACACGGTCGCTCTGCCCGAGACCGTGGCGTCAGGCCCGACGTAGGCGTTGTCGGTGACGGTGGCTGAGTCGGCGACCCAGCCGCCGCCGTTGGGGTGGCGGTGGGCGGCTACCGGGCCGTAGCCGAAGTCGTGGGCGAGGGTGGGCATGGGCGTGGCGTCGGTCATGAGAGGTCTCCTCACTCGGTTTCGTCGATGTAGCGGCGGGCGGCGGCGAGGAAGTCGACGGCGGCGTACGAGTCGACGGCGACGGTGACCTGTTCGTCGACCGGGTCGATGGCGAGGCGCTCGGCGTAGTCCATGGCCAGCGAGTGCAGGTCGTTGACCGTCGGGTACGGCTGCGGGTTGCGCCGCTCGGCCAGTTCGTGGGCCTCGATCTCGAACGTCTTCGTGGTCGTGGTGGTGACGGTCACCTTGAGCGTGTCGGACATGGGGGCTCCTCTCGGTGCGGTCGGTTGGTGTGGTGCCGGGCGCCGGAGTTGAACCGGTTGGGCTGCCAGTTCCTGGCTCACCCTCGCCTTCGCCCTACCCGGGCCGGCGTGGTGCCGCAGAGTCCCCGCTGCGGCGCCGGGGGTCGGTCAGCTGGCGAGCCGCTCCTCGTGCTCGTCGGGGCCGTCGATCCCGAGGATCTCGGCGACCTCCTGCAAGGCGGCCCCGGCCTCGAAACTGTTGGCCGACCGGTTCCATCCGCCCTCGGGCTTCGGGGAACCGAAGCTGCATGAGGTGTCGTCGTAGGACGCCTGGCCGCATCGCTGCATGACCTCGGTGAGCTGGCCGACCTGCTCGTCGGTGAGTTGCATGGGCATGGTCTTCCTTCTGGGGTTGTGGTGGTCATGCGCCCGGCCCGCAGCGGTTGCTGGGGGCCGGGCTTCCGTCCACCCCCTGAGCCTCAGACGGGCGGGGGCTTCGGGCGAACGGTGGTGGGGTCTGTCCGATCCGCCGGCACCCTTGCCGACACACGAGGCGTGTGCGCCGGGGGTTTGCCTCGCCGACGAACCGGACACACCCCACACCGGGGGAGGAGGGCCGGAGCCCCCTCCCCGGTGGGGTCAGTCCCCGTACAGCCGCTCTTCGAGGGCGGCGATCCGGAGGTACTTCACGGTCTCGACGTAGGCACTGCCGGGCTCGATCTCCGTGACCCGCTGCAGCTCGGCCTCCAGCTCGAAGCGGGCCTGGTCGGGGGTGAGACCGTTGACCCAGCTGGTGTCGGAGGCGGCGTCGATGTCGTGCTTGCGAATCTTGGCGGTGGTGGCGGGGTGCGTCGTGCTCATGACTCAAGCATCCATCCTCACGGGGCCGTTGTCAATGAGTTTCCGTGACGATATTCCCGTGAGTCAGTTGGGAGAGGACTGCCGGGGCGCACGCTTCGGCGAAGGCTTCCGGGGCTGCGGCTCACACGCCTCAGCCCACGACATCACCGGCTTGAGCTCCCGGTACTTCGCCCACCCGTCGATCGTCGACGTCCACCACGCCGGCCCCCCACCCACGACCGCCCAGTCCGGCGGCGGCACGTCCATCTTCGGATCGCTCGCGGACTGGTAGCGGCGGAACCCGTCGAACTGGTTGTTGGTGAGCCCGAGCCTCCGGATGATCTGGGCGGGCCCGACGGGGCGGTCAGCGTGTGCTTCAGGCTTTTTCCGTGACGGCATGACCGTGACGGTACCCGCGTCGGGGAGGGTGGTCGGGAACGTGGCCATGGAGCCCAGCATGCGCCCCTCTCTCTCCATTGTCAATGAAGTTCCGTCAGAGAGAAAACTTCCAGGAAAGTCATTGACAGGTGGGGCGTGCGGGAGGATCATGGAGTCATGCCAGCGACCACTACCGCCGCCAAGCTCACCGGCTCCGACCGCAAGGTCCTGGCCGCCCTCAAGGCCACCGCCTGGATCACCAACAACGCCCTCAAGGCCCGCCACGGCTGGACGCTCACCGGAGCGCAGCGCTGCAAGCTCAACGCCGCCGGCCTCGTCACCAGCCGCAAGGTCGGCCGCCAGTTCGAGCACATCCTCGCCGTCGAGGAGGCGCCCGTGTCCAAGCCCACCGACCTTGCTTCCCGCATCACCGACACCGTCACCTCGCTCCTCGCGGAGCGCAACCGGAACCGAGTGAACCCGGCCTCGTATCTGTCGCTCGTGGCGCTCCGTGCAGCCCTCGCTGACGTCGACCGCTGGATGCAGGACGCGGCCCTCATGGCCCTGTTCCGTGCCCGCCGGGTTGGGCTGATCCCCGAGGACAACCGCAAGGCCTTGACGGCCGAACACCACGCCGCGGCGATCGAGATCGGTGGCGAGGACAAGCACCTGATCCGCATCAAGGACGAGGACTGACCGATGACCACGACGACCCCCAACCCGTTCGAGGCCGCCGCCCGGGAGCGCAAGGTCACCGACCTGACCAACGCCCTGCTCCGTGGCCACACCCGCCTGCTCGTCGGCGCCGACTTCGTGGCCGTCGTCAACGGCGCCCTCGCCACCGCCTGCGAGTTCGGTGAGCCCGAGTGGGAGGGCCTCGCCGTCGCCGCCGGGCGACGCCCGCCCTCGGAGATCACCGTCGCCGCGGTGCTGGAGCGGCTGGAGGGGATGCTCCCCACGCCCGCCCACGAGGCCGACCCGTTCGCTGGACTGGAGGCGTCGTGACCATCGCCCGTGAGCGCTTGATCGACCCGGCCGACCTGGTGCGCCTGACGTGCACGGCGTGCCGGTCGGTGTGCGTCGTGCCCGCCAGCCCGATCAGCGCCGTCGACGAGACCGCCCGCCGCCACGAACAGACCTGCCCGAGGAGCGCCCGATGAGCCGCTCCCACGCCCTCGACGACCGCCACGACGTCGCCGACATCGACCCGATCGACCGGCCCGCCCGCCACGAGGTGGCCGAGCCCGCCGATGGGTGCACGAGCACCCCGTGGTGCCTGTGTCACGACTGCGAGCGGGTCAACCCGCCCGTCGACTTCGACGACTGGGAGATCTGACCATGGCCCGCTATCGGCGCCACCCTTGCGAGGCTGCCGTGGCCGACGCTCGCCGCCTGGCTGCGCGAGTTGGCAGGAGCGGTCCGGTGACCCCGTTCGAGTCCCGCCGGGCGAGGGCCGAGCTACGCCGTTCCGTCTATGCGCCCGATCCGGCGACCGCGGTCGAGGCCCGGGACAACCTGACCGCCATCTACCAGGGGCGCGTGATGCCGCCGGACATCGCCACCATGTACGCCGAGCTGACCGACGCCATCAACCGCCGCAAGGAGACCTGACATGGCCCGTAACCCCGTGACGGCCGCCGCCGACTTCGAGGACCTCCTGAACACGTGGATGACCACGGTCGACATCGACGACCTGAAGGCGGTCCTGCGTGACACCGTCGACCACCGCACAGCCCGCAGGGACGCGGTGGCGTGGCTGGCCGACACCCTCGGCCGCGAGGCGTTCGTGGCCGCCGCCGTCGAGGCCGGAGTGCTGGAGCGACCGACGGTCTTGGCGTTCGGCCAGGAGTACCGGGCCGGCTACTTCCCCGCCGATCCCGACGAGCCGGCGAGCGTCGACAAGGCCTCGATGACCCTCGACCCCGACGCCGTGCCCCTGTACCGGGTCGCCGGCACCGGGGAGGTGGACCGTGGGTGAGACCTACACCGAGGCCCAGGCCATTGCCGCGCTGCGGCGGCTCGCTCGTCGCTGGCCCTCACGCCTGAAGCTCATCTCGTGGTCGGGAGCCCTCGTGGTCATCGACAAGGATCTGAACGAGCGCCTGATCGGCGAGCGCGACGGGGCGATCAGTGAACGGGCCGTCGTCGCCCAGATCACGGGCATCCCCAACGACGGCGGCGACCCGGACTCGGTGCCGTGATGGCTGACGACCTACGCGACCGGCTGGCCGCCCATCCGATGCTCGACGAGCTCACCAACCGGCAGCTCGACGTCATCGTCGAGGTCGTGCGGGCGCCCGTCGCCAAGGGTGAACGCCGTGAGCCGGAGCCGGGCCAGGTGTGGCGTGAGAAGGCCCGGCAGTACAACAAGCGGACCGTCGTAGTGCTCGGCGAGATCGACGGCACCTACAGCCCTCCAGGCCGGGCGGGCAGGTGCTCGACCCGGTTCATCCAGGTGCGAACCCTCACCAACTACCAGGGCGGGCCGGTCGACGGGGCCAGCACCACCAGGGTGCGAATCGACAACTGGCACAAGGCCTACGAGTACGATCGAGAGGAGCCGTGATGGCCCGCGACCCGGAGGACCAGTTGCGCGGCATCATTCTGACCGCGCTGCGCCGGCACAGCGAGGAGAGCTACGCCGGGGACACCAAGGGCGCCGCCGACTCCGTCCTGTCCGCCCTGGCCGACGAGATCCCCGACGGCTACGACGACCTGCTCCGCTCGCTCGCCGAGCGCCAGCCGGGAGGTGCGTGATGTCGCCGAGGCTTGCCTGCCACGAGCATATCTACAAGGCGCTCCGTGCCGAGATGGACCACCGAGCCCAACACGAGGACTGGGTTGAGCGTGAGCGTGCTGCCGTGGCCACGGCAGCACGCGAGTGGGCGGCGCACGCCGGGTACGACCGGAGCGTGACGGTCGAGGACGTCGAGCGGATCGAGACCTCAGCGGTCGGTCACTGCGACTACGCCTCCAAGCTGGCGTTGTATGTCGCCGAGCTGGTCACGCTCCAGTGCGTCTGTGGGCACCATCGCGACACCCACCAGCTCTATGGCCCACGGGACGTCTGCCGTTCCTGCGATTGTCCCCGGTTCGTTAGAAAGGAGCCGTGATGGCCACCCAACCGAACGCCGGCCGGGACATCGAGGCGGACGGCCCCAAGGTCGTCCGCTGTCCCGGATGCGGACAGGAACGCTGGCACGGCGTCGGCCCCTGCTCAAACTGCGGGGCACCGGGAACCGCCACCGACGAGGGCCGCCGTGTGGCCGAGGCCCGCGGGCTCACGGGGGGGGCCGAGGGGTGACGCCGATCGAGGCTCTGCGCGTCATCGCTCGTCATGGGTGCTTGACGTGGACGCGCCCAAAGTACGCGGACCCGCCGGCGTGCTTCGCCCACGGCCGCTCGGCGTACGCCAGCTATGGCGCCGACATGGCGTGCGAGGCGTGCATCGCCCGACTCGGACTGCTGGCGGTCGGGGAGCCCGCCGACGCGCTGTCGCTCATGGCCGCCGTCGGCCCCACCCTGCCCGACTTCCCGCGCCTCGCCCGATGCCGGGAGCGCGGCGCCCGGTGGACGCCTGGCCACGGATGGGTTGCCCCCGAGCCCATCACCCCCGAGACCGTGGGCGCCGACCCGCACGGCACGTACATCCGCATCTTCGAGCTGGTGTGCCGTGGCCCCCGGCACGAGGCCCGCCGACTAGTCCGGGCGCTCGACGACGACCTGCGGGCCGCTCTGCTTGACCGGATCGAGGCCGAGTACCGGAGGACCGACCGATGAGCGACCTGACCCCCGAGCGGCTGGCCGAGCTGCGCGAGCTGGCCGGGGCCGCGACGCCGGGCCCCTGGTTCTTCGACGGCTACAGCCGGATCGCCAGCACAGCAAAGGGCGCCGCGTACGACGACATCGAGTTCCCCGAGTGCGAGGTGCCCGCGTGGAAGACCTCATGCGATGAGCCGCGCGGCTCGTGTCATGGCTGCCCGTTCTTCGAGCGGGAGTACGTGCTCGACCCCGTGGTGGCCTTCGTCCGCCCGCATCACGGCGACACCGCCGTCGGCCAGCGCGTCGACGACGCCGAGTTCATCGCCGCCGTCAGCTCCGACGTCGTGTCCGCGCTGGTCGATGAGATCGAGAGGCTGCGTCGATCGCGGCGCATCACCGCCGAATCGCTGCGAGAGCAGGCCGATGAGCTGGACCAGTCCCTCCGGTCGCCGCACATGGCAGCCGAGTGCATGCGGGAGCTGGCCGACGAGCTGGACCCGCCGCCCGGTGGCCTCGTGCCCCCATGGGAGCCCGAGCCGATCGTGATCGACGAGCCGGAGGCGCCGACGCAGGCCGACTTCGACATGGCCGCCAAGGTCAGAGGCGAGGACCAGGTCGTCGACCTGATGGCCGCCCTGGAGGAGTCAGTGGCCGCGGCCAAGGAGGCCCGCAGCCGGCGGCCGCAGGGGAGGGCCGGAGGGTGAGTGTCATCCACGCGCCGCGGCAAGCACCGGGACGGCGACCCGCTCACTGAGGGGATCCCAATCGAGATCTACGGGCGCCCCACGTACCACGCGGTGCCCATCGACTGGGACGGAGGCGGCTGATGGCCACCGTCCTTGACCTGACGGTGATGGCGCTCGCCGAGACGAACCCGCGGGCCGCCGCTACCGTCGTGGCCGCCGGCGCGAACAGGGCCGGGCATCCGTCGCTCGGTCTGCTCGGCTGGCTGCCAATGCCGGTGCTGCGCGAGGTCTGCCAGGCCGCGATCCTCGCTCACCGTCGGGCCGGCACCGAGTTCTGGGCGGACGAAGACGCCGTCGTGATGTCCCGGGCGATCGCCAGGTGCGGGCTGTGGTGCACGCCGCGGGCTCACCTTGAGCCGTGGGCCACCCGCATCGACGCCGCCGGCGAAGCGTGGATGCGACGGCCGGCGCCCGACAACGGAGGCGAGGGCTGATGACCTGGTGGCGCTGCCCGAACGAGCCGCCCTGCCCTCACGGGGCGGTGCTGCACGACATCGAGGACGCCGAGGACCAATTGCCCCGATGCTGCGCCGAGGGCTGCGGATGCGGGGCTGTGGCCACCGACGATGACCGCCTCTACGCCGAGGACGTCTACCAGGTCGAGCACGCCCGCACGTTGGCCGAGGCCCTCGCCGAACTGGAGGCCACGAACCCGGAGGTGGCCGCGGCCAAGGCCAAGCTCGACGAGTTCATCACCTCGCCCGCTTCTCCGCCTGCTTGACCGGCTTCGGTTCGGTGTCGGCGAGGAACGCTTCGGCGTCGGCGAGCGCCCGACGGAGGTCGGGCCAGGGTCCTTCCTGGATGCGGCGCAGCACCCGGCGGGCTTGGCGGAGCTGGTCGTCGGCACGGTCGTGTGGTTCCCCCATACCTCGAGGGTAGCCGAACAGATGTTCGGAGGGTGGCAGGCTGCATAGGGATGGGTTGACGAAAGGTCCGCTGCCCCGTATAGTCATGGGTATGCAGCTGACGGTCACTCTGGTCGACGCCCACGCGATCACCGTGTGGGATGCCCCGCACGGCGTGCGGGAGCCCGAGAAAGTGCAGTCGCTCGCAGCCGCCATGGACGCCGACCCCGACAAGTGGATCTGGACCGGCCCGCCCCTCGTCGCCGACATCGACGCCGGCCGGCTCTACACCGGCACCCACCGCCAGGCCGCGCTGCAGCAGCTCGACCGAGCCCCCAACGGCGGCACCGGCGAGCTGGCCGGTTGGCAGATCCCCGTCATTCGCATCTGGGACCTGCTCGACTACGACAAGGTCGAGGCCCGCCGGGACGAGGACTCCCTGCTCACCCAGGACGACGCCATTGCCGTTGAGATGACCACCCTGGCCGCCGAGCTGCTCGCCGAGATCGGCTGGGACCGCCAGTGACCCCTGCCGACCGCCTCGCCCAGTACCGCGCCGCCATCATCGCCCGCTACTACGCCCACGACGACCCGGTCGTCCGCCACGACTACGCCCGTCGGCTCCTCGACGACCACGAAGCCCTCGTCGCGCTCGCCGCCGACATGCGGGCCCGGGCCGTCGCCGAACTCCACGTCGACGGCTGGTCCTACGCCAAGATCGCCGACGCGCTCGACATCTCCCGCTCGGCCGCCCAACAGCTCAACGAGCGCGGCCGCGATGTCGCCATCCCCCCGCCGGCCTGAACGCGGCACCGCCCCGCGCGACAGGCGGGGCGGCACACGTGTGGTGTCCCCGGGCGTGACCCGGGCGCCGGGGCGGCGAAACCCCGGTGGTGTTGGTGGTGGCCTCCAGGTTACTCGGCGGGTGCGACACTGACCGTGCCACGCCCGGCCGAGGCCCCCTGACCTGGGCGTTTGCCCCAAAGGGGTCGAGGGACATCGCCCCACTGTGGCGCACGGCAAAGTGCGTGAACCTCCTACGGGGTCTACGCTCCCTGACCGTGGCGAAACCCCTCCCGGTGGGCCAGGTACTGCGCATCAGCAAGGACGTTCCCGGCCTCGGCCTCGGCGTCGAACGCCAACGCATCGACACCGACAGACTCGCCGCCACCCACGGCTGGACCATCGTCGAGACCTACAGCGACAACGACCGCTCCGCGTTCCGGGGCAGGTTCGGCCGGGACGGCCGGTGGGTCACCGGGCGCCCCGAATACGACCGCTGCCTCGACGACCTGCGCGCCGGCCGCATCAAAGGACTCGTCGCCTACCACCCCGACCGCGTCCTCGGCCACCCCCGCGAACTCGAAGACCTCATCGACCTGATCGACCGCACCGGCGTACAGATCGCCACCGTGCTCACCGGCTCCTACGACCTGACCACCGCCCCCGGCCGCTACCTGGCCCGCCAGCTCGCCGCCGCCTCCCGCTACGAACGAGAGATCAAGTCCGAACGCGAGCAGCGCATGCACCTCGCGCTCGCCCAAGCCGGGAAGATCTCCGGGGGCGGCATCCGCCCGTTCGGGTTCGAGGCCGACCGGGTCACCGTCCGCGAGTCCGAAGCGGCCATCGTCCGGGAGATCGCCAACCGGGTCGCCGCCGGCGAATCCCTGCGCGGCGTCACCGCCGACCTCAACCGTCGGGCCGTGGCCACCGTCACCGGCGGACCGTGGAACCCGTTCGTTGTCCGCAGGCTGCTGCTGTCCGCCCGGATCGCTGGCCTGCGATCACATCGCGGCGAGGTCGCCGCCGACGCCCTGTGGCCGGCGATCGTGGACCGCTCCACGTGGGAGGCGGTGTGCCGGCTCCTCAAGGACCCGGCCCGGCGCACGAACCGGCATCCCCGCTCCTACCTCCTGACCGGGGGCCTGGCGAGGTGCGCGTTGTGTGGCGCGCAGCTGCACGCCCGACCGAAAGCCGACGGGCGCCGCTGCTACATCTGCGCGTCCGGGCCCGGGTTCTCGGGCTGCGGCAAGATCCGGATCCTGGCCGACCCGCTGGAGGGGTTGGTCGTCGACGAACTGCTGCGGGTCCTCGACGGTGACGGCCTCGACCGGGCCCTCGCCCAGCGCCGCGACGAACCACCGTCGGCGGCCGCGCTGGGCGACGTGGAACGCCAACTCGACGAACTGGCGGGAATGTGGGCGGCCGGGAAGATGGGCCGCCGCGAATGGTTGTCTGCCCGCCAGCAGCTGGAGGCCCGGCGTGTGGATCTGGCGGCGACGCTCGCGGTGGGGGCGCGTGGGTCGGTGTTGCGGCGGCTGGTGGGCCCGGGGACGTTGCGGGAACGGTGGGAGGCGTTGCCGTCGTTCGACCTGCGGCGGGCGGTCCTGGCCGGGGCGATCGACCGGGTGATGGTGGGACCGGCAGTGCGGGGCCGCAACTTCTTCGACACCGCCCGGGTCCTGCCACCGAAAGGCGAGATCGTGTGGCGCGTCTGAGATGTGTGCACGCACGGGCACGCTCCGACACCCTCGTCTAACGTCCGGCCCTGTGACGAACCCCCCACCCCCCATCGAGGGGTCGTCGCCGGCGGAC